GCTGTATTAGTATCATTTGCCCGTGATAAATTACCAGAACTGCGTCCGGCCGATCCAACTAATTTTCGAGTTGACTTCATAACTTCGAATGCCATAACAAATAAATATATTTTAGGGAAACGATCATGAAATCATTTAGTCAATTTAGAGAAGAAACCACAAAGACAGTTACGTTTGCCTTTGGCCGTTTTAATCCTCCCACAGTAGGTCACGAAAAGCTACTTGACAAAGTAAAGCAAACCGCTAAAGGTGGAGACTTCTTTATCTTTCCATCACAATCAGAGGATCCTAAAAAGAATCCATTACCGTTTGAACTAAAGGGAAAATATCTCAAGAAGATGTTTCCGAAGTACGCCAAGAACATAGACATCGATCGAGCCATCAAGACACCCCTAGATGCCATTATAAAGCTATATGATATGGGATATACTAAGGCGCAGTTAGTAGTTGGTTCAGACCGCCTGAAAGCGTTCGAGTTCCTTGTTAAATATAATGGTGTTGAATCAAATGGTAAGTACTATAACTTCCCTGATGGTATTCACCTGATCTCGGCCGGAGCTCGTGATCCCGATGCAGATGATGTAGTAAGTGCAATGTCAGCTTCTAAACTCCGCGCCGCCGCAGCAGATGGTGATCTGAAATTGTTTTCAACTGGAATGCCTCGGGGTTTTAATGATGTCGAGAAACTCTTGAATGACATTCGTAAAGGTATGAATATGCCGGTTATAAAGTCTTTCCGCGAGCACGTGCAACTACCGAAAAAGTCAGATGTTCGTGAACTTTATGTTGCTAATGAGATTTTTAGACTCGGTGAAACAGTATGTTCTATTAAGACGAACATACGCTTTGTCATTAAAGAGCGGAAAACAAATTATGTTGTTGATTATAGCGGAAAACGATATTTCATCAGCGATCTAATTCCTATATCATAGCGCTAAGGCGTTACATGCGATAATTTTATAATGAAGAATCTAACAGCGAGATTTCCAAAGTATACAAAGTTCTGGAATGACGTCGGTTTACAGACATTAGGTCAACACCTGTTTTATAATTCCCATCCTCGCTACATACTAAGCATCCTAGAAGCAGCATTTGTTGATGTAACACTAACAGATGTCAATGAATTACCAGTTGTAACATAAACATCCTCGCCTGTAAAACAAATTCAATGGATGCGCGAATGTTTAAGTTTGTGAGGTGACCATGATTATATCAAATAAACATAAAGTAGTTTTGTTGCAATTCCAAAAACGGGAACACGTAGTGTATACAATTCTTTACGCAATGTGTTTGCAGGCGAATTGTATAAAGAACATCATAAAGTAATTCCTAAAGAATACAGAGACTTTTTCAAATTCACAATTGTTCGAAATCCGTATGACTGTATTGTGTCAGTATGGTGGGCCACTACACACCGCGGACAAGCTGACGGACCAATAGAGCCAGTTCCGCCCCTGAAACGTTGGGCCAAGGGTGGAAAGATGATAGCTATTTTAGGAAATGACATTTCATTCGAAAACTTCTGTAGGCATTTGCCAGAACTCGGACAATCTGGAACCCATTGCATCCACGCCCAGCCCCAAATCGATTGGATATATCCTAACATGTTCGATGCAATTATACCATTTGAAGATTTGAACGAAGCATGGTTATCGCTTCCATTCAATACTTCTAAAGATGAACTGAAGCATATAAATGCTACAGCACGTAAAGAAAATAATAATCCCATTTCCCGCCAAAGCGTAGATTACTACTTAACGCCAAATACAATTAAACATATCAACGAGTTTTATGCTGATGACTTTGCGATATTGGGGTACAAAAAGAAATGAATGAAACAACATCTATAGAGATATCCAATCACCAAGTTGAGATGCTTGTAAAGAAGGACAAGCCTGTCATTTTCATTGAGCTACTATCAAGTCAATCGTTTGATGAAGTTTCTAAGTTTTGTATGTCATATGGATATGACTCTTTTCGTTCATAGATGATCATGCTGAAACTGTCACACAGTGTGATAAACATATTAAAGCCGGAAATTATATTTTGCGACAGAAACGGAGTAATAGTTTATAATGAATTCAAAACCAAAAATAGTTGTCAGCAAACCCCGTTGGGCCGCAGATGCTCAGACATGGTTGTACTGGAACGCAATGTATCAAGTCGTCTGTGATGTATATTCGAACGACTATGATATCGAAATATTTGAAGTAACGCCAACGACTCAAGGGATAACCGATTTAACACAACACATTTTAGTTAATCAGCATACGTTTGAGTTATTTCTAGCTCACCACTTAACATCGCCAGCATTACCTAAGACGATAACGTACAAATCTGTTTATTATCCAAACCAGTTTTATTTCGGATCGGGTGGATATAGTTGTTTTTCTGATATATGCCACAAACCTTTGATGTCTGGTAAAATACTTAGAGAATCAGTGTATAATGATTTTTACGAACAACACATTAAACCATGTCTAAGTGATACGAAATACAAAGAGAAAAACACTGCTCCTCTTGAAGCTGCAATTCCAAACGACTTTATTTTTGTTGCGTTACAAGTTGAAGACGATACAGTGATGACGCGCCGATTTATGTCGACGACTGTAATGATAAGACGCGCAATAGATGCCGCTCGTATGTTGGGTATAGCAACTGTCATCAAGATACATCCGGGTACTGATAAGCAGCATGTATCGAGAACTGCAATCGCAGCTCTTGTGAAAAGTAATTCTGACGTCTTTGTATCAACAGCTGATGTTCGCTTATTATTAGACAAAGCAATAGCAGTTTGTGTTATGAATTCGGGCGTTGGCTTTGAAGCGTTATGTCGATTAAAACCAGTGTTCACTTTTGCGCAGTCCGATTATTATCTTGGAACTTTTCAGAATTACACTTCTGATCAAATAGCTACAGCCCTTGCAAAAAAGGACGTCATTGACCCCGCTAAATTAAAACGCTTCCTATACAACTGGTGGCAAGAAATTTGTGATGTTAACATACCGACATTTAAAGAAAAGATAAAAAATTGTATCGACGAATATTTACAGCGTGATATGACTACAGCCAGTCCGGCAATGATAACCAATTTGCCGAAGGTCAATATGGTAATGTCCGGTAAGTCAGATTGGGTATTTGAGAAAATGCTTAATCTTTATAAAGAGAGATTTGCCGGCAAATACGAAATCATTGAAACATGTAATCCATTAGCAGATGCTGACATATATCAGTATTGGCGCCCGACGTGTGAAATTTCAAAGAAGTTTTTTAAGACAATAGAACGTTCAAGTAAGTATTGCAAGCATGGCATTCATATGATGCATGACAGTCCATTTGATGAACAGCGGCACAAACCAGGGTATCGTAGAATTATGATTAGTAGTTTTGCTAAAGTATTTTACACGTCTCAAGAACAACTAAAGTTTTACGATAATGTATCGGCATCCCGCCGGGTTCTTACACCATTGGCGCCTATTAACACTACACTCTTTAAACCTTCGCCAATAAACCGCACCCGCAAATTGCGGGTAGGATACATCACGCGAAGTTATCCTGATGGAGTTAAGGGCGAGAATCTATTTTTTGATATTATTAAAAAGCTTGACCCTAATAAATTTGAATTGGTTATATCTGAACACGCTGCTGTTATAAATGATCCGCTGCTAAAAAGATTTACGGAAAACGCTGCTAAAAAGATCGACGTGTTAGTGATATGTTCGAAATATGAAGGAACACCTTTGCCGTTAATAGAAGCTACTGCTGCAGGTATCTATGTTCTAACAACGAAGTGTGGTGTCGCGTCAGAAATACTTCCACCTAAAAATATATGTTGGGATTTAGCAGAAGCGTTCGTTGACAAACTCAAAGATATTGAACAGGATCGTCAGATCCTTGCTGATTTTAAAAAGATAGCTCCAAGTTTGGTGGCTGATCGAACGTGGGATAACTATTTTAATATAGTCGAATCCGCATACAAAGACATGTTATAAATAATGATGTACAATTCTATTGGATTATGATATACTATTACCAGATTATTCAGATATACCTATATCTGGCCAGAAGAGCTATTATATGGTCTGTTATGGCAGTATATGCCAGCTAATGTATCATATAGTAGTCATTAAGCCAGTATAATGTACATTTTATGATCCATTAGTTTAATGTAATAAATATTAAGCTGTTTGATCCCTTCCTCTGCGTAAATCGTAGATAGGCCTAGCAGCGTCTTGCCCGTATAGCTCAGTTGGTAGAGCAGCTCACTTGTAATGAGCAGGTCGTTGGTTCGAAGCCGACTGCGGGCTCCAATGAAAAGGATAAGTTCAATATGAATCGTTTAATGACAAACAGGTTATACTCGGTCTTCTAGATAACAAACTAGGAGATAATATGAGCAGAACATATCGTACACAACTAAGCAGTTTTGTAAAAGTTAAAGGTAACATTTATCACTGGCGTGATGATTGGTCTCATGAAGATATTCCAAAATGGTCAGGAGTAGCGTGGTTTGAGAAGATCACTACACGCAATCGTGATCGCAAGCCTTGGAATAAACCCTCAAGCCTTTTCAAACAAATGAAACGTCGCATCGAACGTGCAAAAGTACGAGATGCAATGGTTAACGAACGGTACACAAACATTCCTCTTTTTAAACATACAGATCAGTGGGATTGGACATGAATATAAATAATATTTTGGTCAATAATCTAACCTAATAATACATAAGGAATACGTAGCATGAGTAGTTTAATTCAAAGTATCGCAGAAGCCGTCAGCAAAGAGCCGGAGCAAAAGAAACCTATTGACGAAGCATTGAGCATTAAAGTAGGCGAACGCGCAAACAATAAACGTGCCGAAGGCCTCGTTCGCACAGCATCTATGCGGGCATTACGCACAGCGATCAACGAGATTGCAGAGGATATGCGTGATGATGGTTTTGAAGACGAAGATATTCATGGTTTCTTGGCTTCGTTCATTCTGCAGACAGTATAAAAATAAAGTAGCGATAAACTGTAGATAAATAACAGTGTACATTCTAGCTCGACTATGGTATATTAGTACCATAATCAAATTAGAGAGAAGGTGATGCTTGGAAATAGTGATGTATTGATTTAATAAACGGGGGTGTTTTGGTTTCGACGTTTGGAATCTAACACAGACCGCATGCAGAGGAATGACAAGGTTGGCCTCTCTAAAAGCCTTTCATGAAGTAGCTGATAACGCACTTCCTCTCGCTGCTTAAACCCAGCGATACGAAACTAGTGAAGATATTCTTTGGGAGTAACTAGGAGTAGGACACGCTACGCAAAGAGACCAGAGTTGGTAACTGCTCTTGATTAGTTGCAATAGGGATATAGCCTGCATTACGTTCCCTTGGAAAGTGGCTATTGCGGCTAGTTAACGGCCAAGTAATTGTTAACTAAGCATGTAGAAGTTTGTATTTAATTTACTTACGGACGAGGAGTTCGACTCTCCTCCACCTCCACCAATTTTTATGAATAATCCGTGGTGCGCAAATGTAACCGAGACTTTGCGCATATATAAGCCTCTAAGTGCTGGTAGAACCGATAAACATCCTTCTCAGGAGTTGCACTTTTGGCGTTGGGTAGACATTCCCAGCCGGATCTCCATTTTTAGTGAAAGGTATATTATGACAAGCGCCAACGTCGTGTATTATAAGGTGTATCGTGATGGTACACTAATTCTCGATGATCATCAGCATTTGCTATGCAAAAATACCATCGACGAAAAACTATATTCTATAGATAATCCCGATGAGTGTACTCTGGTAACTATTTGGCCTGATGAATATGAGTGTCCACATGAAGGTGAGAATAATCTTGCCGCATTTCTTGCAGAGAAGACCAGACGTAAGTTACAGCAAAAGAAGTATTGCGGCGATTATATGTATTTGAAGAATAAAGGATACACACTGGAACAAATACAGTCAATGAGCAAATTTAAACGTGCTCTTATATTGTGGTGGAGAGACATTTATAAATAGGGATTATCATGAGATGCCCTTGCCACGAAATGATTGCCGCTCAGCTAGAATTTCTATCAGAACGTATAGCTATAAATAAATGGCATCGGTCGGAAGAAGCTCACCATGATGTTGGTACTAAGGTTGCTACAGCTGATTATTTCGAACATCACTTATTTACTGATGCAGCAGAGTTTCGCGAAAAGTTCTGTGGTGGCAAGGATTGCTATTTGATTAGCCAACGCCCAACTCATGAATAGATTCCAATTGTGTATAAGTACCTGAGTGTAATAAGTTTAATTGTTAATGTCGTAGATTATGAATAGATTTTTGAAAAAGGGTTAATAGTAAAGCCAACAAACCAGTAACCCCGTAAGACCCAGCGACTCGAAAGAGTAGGCAGCTGTTAGGTTGGCACCTTATCTACGACGATAATTTAAAATTTTATTCATAGCGTAAGTGGGAATGAATACCACAAAGGGCACATAAAGTCAGGGTTGCAGATGCGAACACGGTGAGACACTCTACTGCGTAAAGATTCCCGAAGCCTAGTGTAACGCCCCTGATAGTTCAGGGAGATGAAGGTTCGAATCCTTCTGAATATTTGTCTGGCCTATAGTGTAGTGGCAGCACAAGAGTCTTTGACACTCTTGGGACAGGTTCAAATCCTGTTAGGCCAACCAGCAGTGTTGCCATTGCAATACAATATTGCCATTGCAATACAATAAGTAACTATAGTTGTAAAAAAACAGTGTACAATAATAATAGACTATGGTAGAATAGATCCCTAGTTAAGGAAGGTATAAATTATGAATACGATGAAGAAACGAATCAATGTTACATGTGCAAATAGTGGTTGTGGTAAGGAATTTTCAATCCTGCCTCGCACTGACGGCAAGCCACAGCGTAGTGAGTGTTTTACGTGCAAGCCGCGTCACGTGTTTTCAGCCCCTAAGTGAAATTAGACAGCGTTGTGGTCTGGTAGGTCGGCCCACGAAAGTAGCGTTGCCGTTAGAGTCGGAAGACCTAATCATTTTAATGAATTGCTGTGAAGACCAATGACTGCTAAAGAGATTAAAAGAATTATTGGTTATCGCGCGTATGCGCATGGATTGCTTGATAAGTGTTGTCAAAACGGTGCGCCAACAGTTAGATGTATTGTTGGTGTGTTTTTGATACGGTGTGAACGCTGCGGCTATCATTTACAATCCCATGAGTTTCACCTTCTGTGCCGAACATGGAACGAATCAATAAGGAATAGAACATGAAAATAGTTTGTATATCAGATACGCACCGCTACCACGCCCAAGTTGATAAGGTACATGCAGACGTTGTAGTGCATGCAGGAGATGTGTGTGGCCATGGAAGCGTTAATGAATTAAAGAGCTTTATTGAATGGTACAAGGATTATCCTTGCACACATAAGATTTTCGTTGCAGGAAATCATGATAGATGCCTTGAAACGCAATTAAATCTCGAAGATGACATCCGTGCTGCAGGCATTATATACTTAAAGGACTCCAGTGTTGTAATTGATGGCATTGAGTTTTATGGTACGCCATATCAGCCATTCTTTTGCAATTGGGCTTTTAATGTTCGTGATGTATTTCAACTTCGAGAGATATACAGACAGATTCCAGAGTCTACAGACTTTTTAATCACGCACTGCCCGCCTTATGGTGTCATGGATGTATGTCGAGATGGTAGCGTGGGATCATCAGAGCTGCAGATCGAACTTAGAAGGGTTTCCCCTAAGTATCACCTTTTCGGCCACATCCACGAGGCCCACGGGCGTATTGATATTGATGGAACGACATATATTAATGCATGTCAATGTGATGAACACTACGATATAACAAACCAACCAATTACGGTTGAAATATAATAAGGAATATATATGATGAATAAAGCGAGTACGATAATTGCTTTGATGCTGATTACAATTGGCTGCAGAGCTGAAGAGCTGGATAAGAAAGCTATATGGGAGAATGAGCGCATCACTTTGCCGACCATGACAAACTATGTATGGGGTGTAATTGCACATGCCGACGTCGTCAATTATAGCGCGGCCGAGAGGGTAGAACCAACCACAGCGAGCGAAGAGCTAGTAACGAACAGTTGGACTCAATGCATATCCAATTATGACCGCGGTCTTAAGCAAATATGCGCGCCTGAATATGCATACATGGTTGGCCAATTCAATGATTATGTTTTTGCGGCGACAAATTCTGCTTGTATTATTGGTGATGTTAGGATGGGATCATTCGATGGCCACATGTTTGCTATCAGTTGTAATAAAGAACATATTGATGATTATCCTAAGGTGCAAAAGATATATCGAGGCGTGCAAAAACGAATTACCTACAAGAAGACTATTTTTATTGCAGGTGATGAGATTGAAACGACTTGGGAAAAGTATACATATCCTCATCAGAAACTCACTAAGACAATCACCGTTAAAATTGTTAAGGATGTGGTGGTAGACGAAGCTGTTGAGGAAACATTTCGCAAATAGTCTAACGTTTTGCAATCAAATGGACTAATGCAGCAGTCATAAATAGATCCAAGCTTCTAGATGTTATAAATAACAATAGAATAACACTGGAAAAGGATCTATTTATGACTTCACCTATAAAGTCAATCGCCGGACGTGTGCTTGACAAACATTCAAAATATCAACTAGCTGGCGTTAAAGGCAGCAATACGGAAATCTCAAATTGGTACTCGTCTCGCGAAGAGGTGCAGGCCATTCAAGAAGAGATTGAAGCATTGTCGATCTTTGACGCCTTTACTATTACTAAAGCTCTTCCCCACCAAGCTGGTCTAAATGACCCAGCTACACTTGAAGAGTACACTGTGTTGAACATCGATGAAATGCTCAACGAATCACTTTCTACAGGCGCTATTGACAAAGCCGCGAATATTATTCTTAAGTACATTCGACGTAAGACCGGAAATAAGAAAATCTTTACAAGCTTGGGTGTTGAAGAGTATAAGAATTCAACAAGTTCTGGTGTAGGAATTCGTTTCTTTGCACCTGGGAAGAAAATTGAATCATGGCGCTTTAACTGGAAATCAGAATCCAGCGCTGATTATCATAACCTCAATTCAATCGATATGTGGAATGGTAAAACTCAAGGCCCTACGTACCATATAGTCTTTGAAAAACCTATTTCTCTGGTGCAGGTCCTTCCACAATTTGTGGATATGCTTATGAGTGGCGTTAAGAAGGGTGGGTTCATGACCTATCCAACAGACATTTCATTAAAGGAAAGTGTTGATACTGTTGAAATGGTCTTGGCTGAAGCAATAGATCCAATTGAAGCTTTTGATGGAGTTTTAAATTTGCTTGCATCACCAAATTTCACCAAGAATAAAGTATGGTCTATTTGGAAGTCAATGGGTCTTAAGATCTTTGATGCTTTGGAAATGGCCTATCCTGAACTTATCGTTAAAGCCGGCCGTGGTTATACCTGGGAAGGCACTGACGATGACATCAAAGAGATGAGCAAACAAAAGGATACATTCCTTCATCAGCTTGGAGCTGTTAAGGGTCGTGTTGGAGGCGGAGCTTCAAAGGAGAGCTACACATACAATAAGAAACTGGATGATCTCGAAGCGCAAAAGGAACGTATCACATTTGAGAAGCAGTTAGATGACTTAGAGAATCTTATTAAGTTGACCATTTCAGGCGCTTCCAATGCCTTATTCGTGGCAGGTCGAGGTGGTGTAGGTAAAACCCACACCGTTGAGAAAACCCTCGAATCCGCCGGTCTGAAGGACGGAGATGGCTACTTCAAGAATACTGGTACAGCATCGGCTGCTGGTATGTATACACTGCTATTCAAATACCAAGATGGTATTATTCTATTCGACGATTCGGATGATGCTCTCAAGGATCAAGAAGCCCGAAATATGATTAAAGCAGCAACTGATACGAAACCTATTCGTAAGTTGGTGTGGAATAAAATGGGTAAGAACGTTATCGAGCCTGAGAATTATGATGGCACACATGACGAGATGATTGACGATGGTAAGATTCCACGTTATTTTGAGTTCACAGGTAAGATCATTTTTATCTCGAACCTACCAATGGATAAGCTTGATCCTGACGGTGCTATTCGTACTCGCGCCTTCCTTATTGATATTGATCCTACTGATGCAGAGATTTATGATTTCATGGAAAATATCTGCGATAAGATCCCTCTTGATGGTGATTTATTCTTAGATAAGAAACAGCGTGTTGAAGTTGTAGCTCTGCTTCGTACAGGTGGATCAAAACAAACAGCTAACCTACGTAAGTTAGCCCGCGCTTTAAACATGAAGGCCGGTGCACTTAAGTCCGGTGTGGATGTCAATGGACCAGAACTGGCCCGAATGATTGCAACTTACGCATAATAAATATTATAAGGAACAAAATGACAGGCATTACAAAAAGTCTAATAGCCTCAGCAACAGCGGTTTTAACCGAAGAGAATCTAGTTATTATTCCAAAGGAAGATCTTCCAAAAGATTCAAAGATGATCACAAAAGTTACTAATAAGCTCGCATTTTTTGGCCATGGCACGATGTGGAATAGTAAAGACGATAGTATTATGGTTTCGCCAACATCTGGCCGCGATGTTAAAAAGGACATCGTAAACGTATTGAAGCAATTTAGCTAACAACATTAAATTTAATAGAAACAGAGGAAATAAAATGGCATCGAATGGTATTAGTAAAAGTCTTATTGCAAGCGCAAGAAGTGTATTATGTGAAGCTTCAGGCGATAAAGAAGATTATCAAAAGTTTTTTCAGAAGGCTCTTGACAAATATGGAGTGAAGTCACCTAGCGAACTCGACGACGAGAAGAAAAAGTCATTTTTCGATTACATCGATAAGAATTGGAAGGGTGATTCAGAAGATAAGAAAGAATCTACCGATATTGATGAATCTTCAACTATTTTTGAAGGAGATTTTAAGAAGTCAGGGAAGTCAGGCATTGAAGATCTTGGCGGCGGTTGGGAATTGGTTTGGATGTTTAATAACAGCGGCAATGAGATTTATGGCAGCGTTTCGAAGAATGGTAAGCTTGAGAAATCCGCGACAGGTTGGTATCGTACTGCTAAGGTTGTTGATGCTGTTAAGTTAGCTAAGTCGCTTGTTGGTATTAGTGAATCAGTTGAAATTACCGAAAAGAAGACTATCACAAACGTTGATGCTGGTGGTGTTGAAGCCACAATGAAGAAGTATAAGGTGAAGTGGGACGGCTGGGACGAAAGCGATCCAGACAAAATCGTTTACACATTTAAGGGTAAGCCTGTTGCAACATACGATTTTACTGATCTCTTCATCGAAGAGGCTACTGAACCCACTCTTATACTTCCTGAAGCAAAATCGACAGAGGACACATATCGGACGATGGATACACTGAAGATTCTTAAGGCAAGTGGCATGTCTCAGGAAGAAATTTTGAAAATTATCAATAGTCTTAAATTGAAAAACTTTTCAGTATCAAAGAAGGATTTTGCACAATTGGACAAAAATGAATCCGTTGAAGAAACAGAATTAGATGAAAAGAAAATGTCAGCATCTGCAAAGCGCGATGCGGCAATCTATCGTAAAAAGAACAAACTGAAACTTAAGAAGTACGCAGCAAAGCGTAACAAGAAGTTGAAGGCCGGAACACTTAAGGTCAATAAAGCTAAGAGCCGACAAATTAAGAAAGCTCGTGCTAAGTCTGGTATTTCAGATGATGTGAATGTTGGTATAGAAGAGGCTGTAGTGAAGACACAGTACGATTCACAATATAACGATTTGATCAAAAAGATTAGCCAACTTCCATGGAGTGAAAAGGCTAAAAAGACTAAGCAGTCAGCCATGACATATATCGATTTTGTTATGAATGGCTGGGCATTTACTCTTGAATTCTGGATGCCAGATTCTAAATGGGGTACATGGTGGAATTATCAAGGCCTGCTTATTACATCACCTTCATATAAAATGTCCGAGATGTTCAAAAAGACAGGTGCAGAGATGAGTGCTCTTCCTCATAATGCTAAGCCAGATGATAAGCTTCAGAAGGCAAACATTAAGGAACTCGAAGATACGTATAATTGGTTGAAGAAGAATGCCAGTGGTATGACAGAGGATGTCAGCGAAGACGAATATTTCACGGCATATGATGAAGAAGTATTTGCCGATGAAATCAAAATGATTGACGCTCTTATTGAGAATGGCATGGATCCTGATATTGCAATCGATGTTGTTATGAACGATATGGAAGAATCTCAGATTGATGAAGCCAGTTTGATGAATAGAGTGCCAAAGGGACTATCTGATATTGGTAAAGAGTATACGATTAAGAAGGGCACATTGGGCTTTATTTTTACAACTCAGCGCCAGAACATTCCAAAATTCAAAACTAATCGTGAGCTGCAGTTGAAGAGTCTTGGTGCAGAAGAGCGTGGTTCGGGTGAGTTTGCTCACAAGTTGATTTACTTCATCATTCCAGATGTGTTTAGTCACACTGGAAAAGACGAATTGGTAGCATTCCGTGATGACGCGATATAGGAATAAATAACTATATGATGCTTAATGAAAAGAACTTTTTCGAGTTCGCTGTGAAGAGTTATACTAATCCGCGATGCTTCTCTGTAGAGGAATTTATGGAGGACTTTGCGAGGATTAAGTATGTTAAACGGTTATTGAATCGATATACTAAAAGTAAGAATCTACAAGAGCGACTTTTGGTTAATCATTTAGTGTCAATATATAATGTTTTTGATATTGCTTGCGCGAATGAAATGTTATTCTTTAGATGTGATAAGAGTTCGCATCCGGCTTTGCGAGGGTTTTTGGGATTTTTGAATTATCTTCCTCCAGAGTCATCTGGCGCCATTGATCAAAATGTCGTTAATCGATTGAAGTTACTGTAATATTTGGAGAGTATTGAGATGGGGTTATTAAAGAGAGCATCGGATACAGCATATGCATTTAGATTCCTACGTTTGTTGACGCAGGATTGGGACAAGACTCAGGCGTATGAAATGGGATTGATCGATGATAATGGCGCGCTTATACGCAAGCCAGAAACAGGCGATGAGAAGAGTGCCTTTACATATTTCCATCGTTTAGTGTTTAACATTAAACGTGTTATGCAGCGGATGCCTTCAATGCTTCGCAAAGTTGGATCATACGCCGCAGCGCTATATCTTCTTAAGGCTCATGTTGAATGCACTGAAGAGCAATTGGTTGAAGCACTGGGCATTGATATTGATGAATTGAACGAATCAAACCAAACGCCTTTTGACCTTAAAGAGAATTGCCTTTATCAGTTGGGTAATTCTGTGCCACTACATACTTTGCAAAATCAGTATGTCGAAGCCGCAGCAGGAACGACTATAGTAATTAAAAAATCCTTGGGCATTCATTTTGCTACTGAGTTATTCGAGGCTACACATAAGCTGACAGGCTGTCCTGTTATTGTTAGTGGCCATGATATTTCAGAAGACTTGATGAAAGAAGAGGTAATGACTACTGCAGACATGCCCGATATTCCAAAGCCGTTAGTTCATCATACTGGTGCAAAGTATCAGCATTTCAAAGTACCTTCAGACGTATTTCGTAGATTTGATACAGGTCGCAACAAACATGAGCGTTGGAATAACTATCTCGATCTTGCAGATGACACACAAACACAAATCCGTAGCTTTGTAAAGAAGTATCCAAAGGCTACAGTAATTCTTCAAGATGAAGATACCGGTGCTGTAAGATCTATTCGTAGACGTGCTGCCAACGGATTCTAAGAACATCATTCCCATAATAACAGTGTACAAGACTTGAATTATGTGATAAGATAGAACATGATTTAATAAGTAAAAGGAAACTAACATGAGCATTCGAGCGTTACAGGATTACATTTTTTATTCACGCTATGCGCGTCATCTTCCAGAGAAGAAACGTCGTGAAACATTCCGCGAAACAGTGGATCGGGTTTTTGATATGCACCGTAGAAAATATGTAAATGAGCTTGCACAGTCGGAAGAACTTCGCGAGCTCATTTCTATTGCAGAACGGGCATTGGCTTCAAAGACAATCCTTGGTTCACAGCGAGCATTGCAATTTGGAGGAGAAGCTATCCTTAAGAAAAACGAACGAATCTATAATTGCTCATCTGGTCATGTTGACCGCCCTCGGGCATTCCAAGAAGCCCTATACCTTTTGCTGTGTGGAGTTGGTGTAGGATTTTCGACGCAGTATTGTCATGTCAACAAGTTGCCAAAGGTTCAAAAACGAGTATATCGCGAAACCGTTGGTGCTAAAAAGTATGTCGTTGAAGATAGTGTCGAAGGTTGGGCCGATGCTGTTGGTGTTCTTATGTCTTCCTTCTTTGTTGAAGATCAGCCATTTCCAGAATACTTCGGTTGGCACATTGAATTTGATTTTTCCAAGATTCGTCCAAGAGGTTCTTTGATCAGTTGGGGTGGAATTGCACCTGGTCCTGAGGGCCTCGAGAGGGCGTTGGAGCGTATACAGGGGTTGATTAATAGGCGAATAGAATCAAGTGATTCTGGAACCGTCCAGTTACCTCCAATTGACTGCTATGATATTCTGATGCACATCTCTGACTCGGTTCTGTCAGGTGGTATCCGTAGATCCGCTTGTATCAATTTGTTTTCGCCAGAAGATACAGAAATGGCCATGGCAAAAACTGGAGATTGGTTCCTGACTAATCCCCAGCGTGCTCGAAGTAATAACAGCGCTCTTCTTATTCGAAATGATGTGGGTCGTCAGCAATTTGCAGATCTATTCAAACAGACCCGCGAATTCGGCGAGCCGGGGTTTGTATGGGCCGAGCATGAAAATGTAAGTGTAAACCCATGCGTGACTGCTGATACATTGGTCAACGTAAAAGTGAATGGCGAAGAACGGCTTGTGCGAATGGACGTTTTGGTTAGTTTGTTTATATCGAAGAAGGTTACGCTAGAAGCATTAAGTATGAATATTGAGACTAACGTTCGTGAATGGAAAACGATTACTAATGCTGCGATGACTCGTGCTGACGCGGAAATAGTTAAAATTGAATTATGCAATGGTCAGTTTCTTAAATGCACGCCCGATCATAAGATATGGACAACTAATAGAGGATATGTTGAAGCAAAAGATTTGACAGAAGACGATGATGTTGAAATTCTATGATTTATAAATAATAACATGGATTCACAAATGTTATTTTATAGATTATATGGAAAATATGATTCGTGCCATCCCTTTTGGTGTAATTTTACTCAGAACGAGCGCCAAAACTTCAGATATGAAAGAATGCTTTCACCCACAGGTCAAGAATTGTATGATTTGCTAAATAAAAGATACCTAATAGACAAAGAAGGTCTAAAGGTCATTGCTAAGGAATTGAACACGTCATATATGTTAATGCGCCAAGTGATGAATCTATATCAAATTCCACTTCGCAAAGGACAGTCCGTTGTAACTGACGCTCTACGAAAAAGAAGATCTGATAAAGCAATTAGTGAATGGAAAACGCATAGTGGATGGTTTAATCCAGATATTAGACGTAAAATTAAAAAGTACAACGCCCGAGGTGTTCAGGGGTATTTTTATAATAGCACAACAAATAATGATGTTTGGTTAAGATCAACATACGAATTCATCTTTGCGAAGTGGCTCAACCGTACTAAACAAAATTGGAAAATTGAAGTTACGCATTACGTAATGCCAGATGGCCGAATCTATCGTCCGGATTTTTTTCTATATGACGATAACTGGAATTTGTTAAAAATTGTTGAGATTAAAGGATATTGGGATAATAACTCAGATAAAGCCATTATCCTCAGTGAAATTACTGATGTTGAAGTTTGCATTATTAAAGGAAAGTCAATTTGTAAATTTATTGAAGAAAGATCAACTTATGAAAAAGAATTACAGAAATGGAAAGAGGTAAGACGTGTCCAAAGTTAAAAGACTCTCAATTGAACGCAATGAAGATGTATATGATATTACTGTAGAAAGTAATCATAACTTTTTTGCAAATGGAATGCTTGTACACAACTGCGTTGAAATCGGGATGTGGCCCATTTGGTATAATGATGATGGATCTGAAGAATCAGGCTTTCAGTTTTGCAACCTTACAGAGATTAATGGGAAGAAGGCTTCTGATGAAGAAAAGTTTTATGATGCGTGCAAGGCCGCCGCAATTCTGGGTACACTTCAGGCAGGATATACAGACTTCCCATATCTTGGTGAAATAACAGAAAAGATCACCCGCCGCGAAGCTCTGCTTGGTGTTTCTATTACAGGTATGATGGATAATCCTGAAGTATTGTTTGATGAACGTATTCAGCGAAAAGGCGCGAGAGTCGTCAAGAAGTGGAATCGGATTACAGCAAATCTTATAGGCATCAATCCCGCCGCACGCTGCACATGCGTCAAACCGAGCGGAAGCGCAAGCTGCATATTGGGAACTGCTTCTGGAATTCATCCTCATCACGCCAAACGATATATGCGTAGAGTTCAAGCTAATAAACTAGAGTTTCCTGCACAACATTTCAAATCCGTAAATATTGATGCTGTTGAAGATAGTGTATGGAGCGCTAACGATACCGATGAAGTCATCACCTTCTTGTGCGAGGTGCCAGATGGCGCTAAGGTTAAGAATAAGATGTCTGCTATTGATTTGCTTGAGCATGTTAAACTGACTCAAATGAATTGGGTCGAAGAAGGCACAACAAAGGAATTATGCGTTAGAGACTTTGTACGGAATAACGTCTCTAACACTATCACACTTCAGGATAATGAATGGGATGCTGTCGAAAGCTACATTTATCGTAACCGTAAAAGCTTTGCTGGTATTTCCCTATTGTCGTTCGCAGGTGATAAGGACTACGACCAAGCGCCATTCTGTGCTGTATACTCACCTTTAGAACTAGTCAAAATGTATGGAGATGCTTCAATGTTTGCATCTGGAATGATTGTTGATGGCCTAGCGGCTTTCAAGAATCTATATCGTGCGTGTGATACATTATTAGGTGTTGGCGAAAACACAGAATTTGAACCAATAGACGCTTATGATTGTCCATCAAACGATTTTATACATTCCCGCACGGCAAAAATGGATTGGATCCGCCGGGGCCGGCAGTTTGCTGATCGCTATTTCAATGGCGATCTTCGTCAAATGACGTATTGCCTCAAGGATGTTTCTAACTGGAAACTATGGTGTGACCTATCACGCACATATAAAACTGTAGATTGGGTGAACCTCGTGGAAGAGAGCTTTTTAATAAAGGCAGATGAAATGGGCTCTCAGGCATGTGCAGGCGGCGTGTGCGATCTTAATATATAGGCGCGCGCGCGGTACGGGAAACTATTTTTAGCCCTAAGTACCTGATAATGGCCAACTTAGCAAAAAAGTTACCGAAAACTGAAAATAATGGTGTACATGCCATGGCCATTGTGTTATACTAGATCTAGATGCTAAAGGGATAGCAACCTGAAAGCAGCGGTTATTGAAAAATAACGGTGTACAATCCACGGACATTGTGGTATAGTATTACCAGAGTTTGAAAATAATTGAAAATAATTTGAGATTGAAGGCAGTAAGTTGTATAAATAAGAGTAGAATGATAAAGAAGTTATATAGATTTAGTAATCCCCTGGCAGGGACATGTTCCACACAATGGAAACATAATGCCGAAATTACACCTGATGAGGGTGTCGGTTAAGACGCATACATAGCTCGTTTATGTTTGCCTCTTAGCTGAAAAGCCAAGAGGCTTTTTTGTTATCGATCATTGACAATTGAATATAGTTTTGAAAATTGGAAAAAATCCAAGGATAGAGAGCTGACACTCTACAACCTTGTTATCAAAAATGCGAGTGTCCTTTTTTCAAGTTGCCCCCGAAACATTATATGGATGATGTTCCGGCTCTTAACCGGAAGAATTCGGATCGTTACCGAACGGGGGTACCATTTTTACGTTAGGTTCATAGTGTAATGCGTAGCACGAGAGTCTCCAAAACTCATTGTCTCAGTTCGAATCTGGGTGGACCTGCCAATTTATCCGCGATTAGTATAAAAGTTATTACTCCTGTCTGATACACAGGGAAAGGTGGTGCGTTACCACCATCGCGGACCATTTTAATGCGAGGATAGGCAAATCGGTGAAGCCGGCTGGCTTATAACCAGTTGATATGGGGGTTCAAGGCCCTCTCCTCGTACCAATTGCATAGAAGTTGTTCAAAGTTCGCAAAGTATATTTCTCAGCTTAAAGCTGAATTTTGCTTATCAACATTATCATTTTCGAAATTTGTTGATATGGTTGTAGACCGTGATCAACAGCTAAAACATAGATCATTATATTTTCATTTTAAGGGCGATTAGTTCAAAGGCTAGAATCTCTGACCTGCACTCAGAGGATGCCGATTCGAGTTCGGCATCGTCCACCAACAATTTTTAATGCCCCTGTCGTCTACTGGCTAGGATCTTTGGTTTTCACCCAAAGGGAGGCGGATCGAAACCGCTCAGGGGTACCAATTTGCAGAGTGGGGTGCTGGTTCCCCGCTGCGGCTCATAACCCCAGTGACGTTGGTTCGATTCCAACCTCCGCTACTTTCAGAGTCTAGTCAAGACTCGAACTTGTATAAATAAGAACATGGAGTAATTCTATGTTCTATACGATATACAAGATAACGAATCGGATCAATGGCAAGTTCTATATTGGAAGCCATAAGACCATTGATCCGAATGACAATTATATGGGTTCAGGTAAGTATCTAAAACGAGCTCAAAAGAAGAATGGTATTGAAAACTTTACCAAAGAGATTTTGTTCGTTTACGACAACCCTGAAGACATGTATGCTAAAGAAGCTGAGATCGTTAATGAAGATTTCTTAACTGAAGAAAACACATATAACCTAAAGGTTGGTGGTTCTGGAGGTTGGGATTTAATCAATAAAAACAATCTCAATGGATTTTCCAACGTTGAAGTTGCCCGTAAAGGCCGGATCGCTGCAGATGAAAAATTAAAGGCGAAGTATGGTCCTAATTGGCGAAGTATTCTCGCAATTCAAGGGGTTACGGGTTTGAAACTAAAAATTGAAGATGATCCAGATTTCTTAAAGCGTAAGAATACTCGAGCATTTCTTGGCAAAACTCATTCAGAAGATGCTAAGAAAAGAATCGGGTCGGCTAATAAAATTAGTCAATTGGGCAGTCGGAATTCCCAATTTGGGACCAAGTGGATTTACAACCCATATGAAAAGGTCTCAAAACGAGTTCCAAAAGATATGCTGGTGCCTGAGGGCTGGCTTATCGGCCGTAAGATAAAGTTTTAATACGGTATTGCTTCTTTGGTGAAACGGATATCACATCAGGCTACGAACCTGACGTTGTAAGTTCGAGTTTTACAGGAGGCACCAATTTATCGTCCCCATAGTTTAAACGGTATAGAATACTGGACTCTCAATCCGGCGATTCGGGTTCGAAGCCCGATGGGGGCACCAATTTTTACAATTTGGCCATAGCTTAACGGCAAAAGCACTGCACTGTGAATGCGGGGATACGGATTCGATTTCCGTTGGTCAACCCAATATTGCCTGTTGATTCTGTTACGAGGGGTTTCAGAGTAGGGCAAGGACGTAGAGGTTTCTAAAGACTTCTCCTATCCGGAAATTAAATGATCATCACAAATTTAGAATAGTGATGGTAAGGATCCTCTCTCATTTTTCGAGCGGCAGAGGTGTTAATAGATACACGAATGGCTTCCACCCATTAGTTCTGAGAGCGTTACTCAGTTGCCGCACCAATTTACAAGCCCCATTGGTGTAATGGAAGCACACTACCCTGTCACGGTAGCAGAAGGAGATCGATACTCCTATGGGGCGCCAATTTTAATACCTAGGTGAGCAGAATGGTATTGCAGCGGGCTGTTAACCCGTCGACGAAAGTCAACTGTAGGTTCGACTCCTACCCTAGGTGCCAATTTATAAGATGCCCTCTTATTTCAACGAATAGAATACTCGGCTACGAACCGAATGATGGGAGTTTGATTCTCTCAGAGGGCACCAATTTACAGGGATTGGAAGAGTCTGGTTATCTTCGTCCGGCTTGGAACCGGATAGGTATACTAAGCGTGTATGCCTCGTGGGTTCGAATCCCACATCCCTGACCAATGAACGTTCGGAAATGCAGGTTCGAGTCCTGCTTACTCCACTGCGGGGTGGTCGTCTAACGGTAGGACACCGAACAATTTTTTATGGATGGATAAGCCAAGTCGGTCTACGGGCTGCTGTCTTGAAAACAGTTAGTGGTAAAACACGTGTGAGTTCGAGTCTCACTCCATCCGCCAATTTTAATGCCCTGTTAGTTCAAAGGTCTAGAACCTCTGTTTTACACGCAGATTGTGGGGGTTTGAAAGTTCGCAAATATATAAATAACCTTATGAACTACAAATATATTTACGATTCACTAATCAATACACGTCTTCAGCACCCGGCCATAGGCTATACCGAGCGGCATCACATATTACCCAAATCAATGGGTGGTGATTATTCTTTAACTAATATAGTAATTTTAACAGGTCGTGAACATTGGATTGCTCATCTACTTTTATTTAGAATATATAAAAATAAACAGATGGCCCATGCTTGTCATATGATGGCAATGAGATGTGAAGAACGTGGTATTCCTCATATTCGCAATTCCCGCATGTATGAAGCGGTTCGAAAAATGTGCTTAGATACATGGCGCGCTAATGGTAAGAAGCGCGTTGGTAAATTTAATGGCTCGTTTGGAACAATGTGGATTTCTAATATCGAGCTTAAAGAGAATAGCCGAATTTCTAATGATACCATTATTCCGAAAGGGTGGGTGAAAGGCAGAAGCGCTTGGAATAAAAGGGGTTCTGGCCTTTGTAAAAACTGTGGTAAATCAATTAGCTTGGATCGTATGTCTTGTTCAGAGAATTGTCGAAGAGCAATTGTAAAAAACGCGCTTAAGGGCACACCAAAAACACTTGAGCATGTAAAAAATGTAAAAGAAGCATTGATTAAGAGATACGAAAATACACAACATCACACGAAAGGCCGCAAACGAGATGGTCTTCGTGGAAAATTTATGTAGGGACAGTCGCCTAATGGTTATGGCACCTCGTTTACACCGAGAAATAATTTCAGTTCGATTCTGAACTGTCCTACCATTTTGAAAGATTCACCAGTCTGTGGTCAGTTTCTAGTTTTGTCTGGCAAACGTCCTTAAATCGACTCTCGCCGCACCGGATTAGCTATCCAATCGCAAGATACGTCAGCAGAGAAAGCTTAACATCCTAGGTAATTGTTGAGCGTTTATGGTGAACCTCTTTCAAAAACAAATAGCATGGCGTTAGCCCCTCGCGCGGTCGAAAACCCGTAATAAGGGCCCATATTTTTATTTGGGAGATGTACCGTTCATTGGTCTGTAAAACCAACGTCGAAAAACAGAACGGAAGTAGACAAGTGGTGCGTTACCACCATTTCCCACCAATTTAACACGGCGGAGTTGAGCAGGTAGTGGGCTCAAGTGATTGTAAATCACCCTCTTCGGACTTGTAAGTGCAATTCCTACCTTCGCCACCAATTTCATGGTACAGTAACTCAGTTGGTAGAGTAGCAGATTGAAACCCTGCCGGTCGTGGGATCATTCCCCACCTGTGCCACCAATTTTAATACTCTTATGGTGTAAGGGAATAGCACAAGAGCCTTCTAAGCTTTTAGTCTAGGTTCGAGTCCTAGTAGGAGTACCAATTTATTGCCGCTATAGCTCAAAGGCTTAGAGCCCTGGTTTTGTACTCCAGTGATCACAGTTCGAGTCTGTGTGGCGGCTCCAATTTAATTCGCGTGTAGTTCAGTGGTAGAGCGTTTGCCTGTTAAGCAAGTTGTCGCTGGTTCGAATCCAGCCTCGCGAGCCAATTTTTGGAAGTAAATCCCTGATGGTGATGGGCGCTGTTTGCTAAACAGTTGGACCGTGTAAAAGCGGTTGGGGTTCGATACCTCTTACTTCCGCCATTCATCCCTAGGTAGCTCAGAGGCAGAGCGTTCGGTTCATATCCGAAATGTCGAGATTTCGAAATTCTCCTTAGGGACCATCTTATTGGCCTGTAGCACAATTGGCGGTGCGGCTGACTCTGACTCAGCAGGTTAGTGGTTCAAATCCACTCAGGCCAACCATTTTTTTTAATGCCGACATAGTTCAACTGATTAGAATTCATCCTTGGTACGGATGGGAACTGAGTTTAAGTCTCAGTGTCGGCTCCACTTTACAATGCCTCTGAAACATTATATGGATGATGACCGGGCCTTTACCCCGGAGAATTCGGATCGTTACCGAACAGAGGTACCAATTTAAAATGCATCGGTAGCTAAATTGGCTTAGCAACGCACTTTTAATGCGTGAGATCAGGGTTCGAGTCCCTGCCGGTGCACCAATTTCGCCGATATAGTTCAAAGGAAGAATATCTGTTTCGTAATCAGATGATGTCAGTTCAAGTCTGTCTGTCGGCTCCAGTTTATGCGATAGTAATTCAACTGGGAGAATACCACGTTGCCAACGTGGAGGTTGCGGGATCGTACCCCGCCTATCGCACCATCGATTAAAGTAAGAGAGATGAAGGTTCGAATCCTTTTAGTGTCAATTCATGCGGATGTACGCAATCTGGCAAAGCGGCCAAGCTTAAACCTTGGTGATTTATTTGCGAGTTCGAGTCTCGCCATCCGCACCAATAATGGGCACTGACGAGTGTCAAGGCCAATGAGGAAAGCCTCTTGTCTAAGCAATATTCCCAGCGCATAAGTAGCAAGAATATAGATAATGCTCAAATCTCCAAAGGGCCGAAACCTTTTATGTGGATATGATGAAATGGCAGACATGCAACGTCGAGAACGTTGTGCTGAAAGGCGTGGGAGTTCAAGTCTCCCTATCCACACCATTTATGTTTAGTCATGGTATCACACTGTGAAATACGTTGAAGATAGATGATATCACATCTACGAGGATGGTTGATGCTAACAGAAGTAATTGCTTGATATAGCGATTGTGGAGCGAAGCAATAAATTCTCGCGTTGTAAAGTTCACTACTAAACACATTTTAATACCAGTGTACGCAATCTGGCAAAGCGGCCTGCCTTAGAAGCAGGTGATATGTTTGTGGGTTCGATTCCCTCCACTGGTACCATTTTATTGCTTCATAGTGTAATAGCAGCACAGGAGTCTTTGAAGCTCTTTGTCTGGGTGCGAATCCCGGTGAAGCAACCATTTCAAAATGCGGATGTACGCAATCTGGCAAAGCGGCCAAGCTCAAACCTTGGTGAATTATTTGTGAGTTCGATTCTCACCATCCGCACCAATTTACACATTCAATCGGTATACGCATAATAGGAGACGTCAAATTGGACGTATGAGTCTCCGATATATGTAATATGTGAAGAAGCAATTCCAATAATGCGACTTAAAGGTTGACCTATTTAAAGTCCTAAGGTGAGAGCTTTCACCTTGGGCAGCAAAACTAATGGTGTACAATTACACCTAAATATGTTAATATAGATCAAAGTAGTTTAATGGGTGTATGGCTGAATGCTAAAGGCGCACGGCTGCAAACCGTGATTGTGTGAGTTGGATTCTCACTGCATCCTCCAAATTGAAAGTAATATTATGAAAAGAGACGCACTAGTTTTAAACAAGGTTTTCATGCCTATACATGTTATCAATTGGAAGCGTACTATGTCGCTGCTGATGCAGGACAAATGCCACGTAGTGGATCAAAACTATATTCAATATAACTTCAAAAGTTGGCTAGACGCTTCTCTTAAGATTGAGCAGAGCCCTACTCAGCACATCATCCATACGGTTAATAATCGTATAGCTGTACCACAGGTTGTAATTCTAACCCAGTTCGATCGTCTTCCAAAGAACCAAGTAAAGTTTTCGCGTGAAAGCTTATTTGTGCGCGATGGATATCGTTGTGGTTACTGCGGCCAAACATTCACCAAAAAGGAATTGACGGTTGATCACATCAATCCGAAATCATTCGGTGGACCAAAGTCATGGCAGAATACAATTTCTGCATGCAAGCCCTGCAATCATTTCAAGGCTGACCGTACACCTGAAGAAGCAGGAATGAGATTGTTGTTTGAACCTAAGAAGCCTTCGTGGTTTTTGCATATGAATCAAATGACTGCTCATATCGATATGAAGCCTCAGTGGAAACCCTTCTTGGATTCATTCCTTGTTAGGGAGAAGACTAATGACGACGATGATGAATAAATAGTCATGTGATAACGACTATACAAGATAAATTGAAGGCCTCGGTAAGAGGTGGCGACTGGCGTAAGGTCAGGAAGAGTCACCTACTTACCGAGGCCTTTTGTCAATGTTGTGGTCGAATCAAACAATTAGAAGTTCATCATATCCAACCATGGGCAATGGTAACAGAACTTAGATTCGATCCAGATAATCTTATCACTCTTTGCCGTGAATGCCATTTTCGTTTCGGCCATCATTCATATTGGCGAGATTGGAATCCACATATTCGCAAGAATTGTATTCAGTTTGGTCAAAGAGATATAGTGATACTTAAGCGTGGCTATCACGACAAGGTATAAATAACTATATGAATGAATGGATATATGATGGCAAAGAGTTTACTAGTGAGATGATTGGCGATGCTGTAGGGTTTGTATATTGCGTCACTAATCTTCAGAATAACAAAAAGTACATCGGACAAAAGCGGTTCTTTCGCAAAGTTTCGCGACCACCACTAAAAGGAAATAAGCGTAAACGCGTTTCATACCCAGAGTCCGATTGGAAAAAATACTGTGGATCAAGCGAAAATATTAAGCTGCTGCTTGAAGAGCATGGCCTTGATATCTTTCATCGAGAGATCCTTCATCTCTGCTACACTAAAGGCGAACTATCGTATCGCGAAAGCGAAGAGCAATTTACGCGCGGCGTTTTGCTGAAGCAGGATGAATATTATAACGGCATAATTA